CCACTAACGTGAGTTATTCGGTCAAGAACGGCTTTAGTGAGGCGACATTCATTCTGCCCAATGGAAGCCAGTGTTGGTTCAATCATTACTCGCAGCAACCTGACATCTTGGAGGGTATGGAGGCTGACTTGATCTGGTTTGACGAGTTAGTGCCTTACAGTTGGGTAGAGACAGCGGCGTTCCGCTTAGTAACACGCAAGGGTAAGATGCTGGTGAGTGCCACGCCGATTACTGGGTGGACGAACACGCTGGCGAACTTCCAGTCAGGCTGCACGTTTAGGCAGACATTACCTGCCAGGTTCTTGGAAGAGGACAAGGTACACGTTCCCGGCTGTGGAGTGGGCAAGATGCCGTATGTGGCTGAGTGTGTCAGGGATGACTCTGCGATTGTCTGGTTCCACACCGACCAGAATCCTTTCCAGCCGCAAGACAGCATGATGAAGGCGTTGGAGAAGGAGAGCAGCATTCAGAAGAAGGTGCGTTTCTATGGGTGGTGCGAGAAGACTACTGGCAACTACTTCCCTAAGTTTAACAAGACGCACATCATTGACCCTGAAGACATACCACAGCAGGGAACGAACTACATGGTCTGTGATCCGGCGGGTTCTCGGATGTGGGCAACGCTGTGGCTACGGGTTGATGAGGCAGGGCGGATGTATGTGTATCGGGAGTATCCGAATCGTGCGGAGTATGGTGAGTGGGCATTGCCGGGAGACAAGCCGCAGGGCGTGAAAGGGCCAGCGCAGGAGTCGCAGGGTATGGGGCCGGAGAGCTATGTGAAGGAGTACCGCAGGCTTGAGGGTGATGAGGAGATTTACTGGCGTCTGATTGACCCTAGAGCGGGTGGCAGTCCTGCGGCGGTCAGGGATGGTGCGTCTTTGGTGGATGTGCTGCGTGATGACTGTGAGATGGACTTTGAGCAGGCCAGTGGTGTGCATATTGAGCAGGGCATTGCGTTGATTAACGAGGTGCTGGACTACGATCCAGACCAGCCGCTGAGTGTGGTGAACGAGCCGAAGCTGTATGTGAGCAGTGACTGTGGCAACTTGATAGAGTGCATGAAGGAGGCAACGCCTGCTGGTGGTGAAAAGAATGCTTACAAGGATTTTGTAGACTGTCTGCGCTACTTGATGCTGTTCCGTCCTGAGTATGTGACGGATACGAGCTTTGCGGCGAAGGGAGGAGGAACGTATTGATTATGGAGATTAAAGAGTACCCGCCGTTGCTGACACGGATGCAGGCGGCGGAGTTGACAGGGATGAACAAGCGTTATCTCGATAAGTTGCGTAACGCTGGCACTTTGCGCGTCTATAAGATGCTGGGTGGCAGGGAGCATCGTTACTATCGGGATGACTTACTGAAACACTTTGGTTTAGGAGATACAAACAATGGACAAAAATGACGCATTAGCGAAGCACACAGGACAGCCGGATGTACCTGAATTGGTGAAGGAGTTCCGGCGATCAATGGATGAGGGCTTTACGCTGGAGCGCACCAATGCTGCTGATGAGACTCGCTATATGCGATGGACTGGGCAGAGCGATGACGGGAAGAAGCATGACGAGAACTTGCCAGAGGGTAAGCCCGCTTTCCCGTGGGACGGAGCTTCTGACACGCGCATTCCTCTGGTGGACTCAATCATCAATGACTGCGTTGATATGCTTTCAACATCGGCGCAGCGGGCGCAGGTATCAGTGACAGGCACGGAGTTGTCTGACATGGAGCCTGCTGGTGCGGCTACGACCTTGATGAACTGGGTGAAGAACTCGATGCACAACACGTTGGGCAGTGAGTCGGAGTTATTGGCGCAGCACATGATGGCTTATGGCTGGAGTGCTGCGTTTGTGGGTTGGGAGCAGAAGAGTGCGCTGAAGACTCAGACGCTCTCGCTGGATGAGGTAATGCAGATGGCAGCGCAGGCTGCGCCTGACACCTTGCTGGCATCGCTTCCGGGGATGATTGAAGACCCAGAGCGCGAGGGTGAAGTGGCGCAGGTTGTCATGGACTATGTGCCGGGGATGAAGAAGCGTGCAGCGCGTAGAGTTGTTAAAGACCTGCGCGAGACTGGGCAGGCTGAGTTCCCAGTGCCGTATCTGTGCAAGAACGCGCCTGCGCTGGTGGCCCTGAAGCCTTACGACGATGTGTTGTTCCCGCCAGAGACAATCGACCTGCAAGCTGCGCGGGTAATCTTCCGCAGACATTTCATGTCCGAGGTAGAGCTACGCAGCAAAGTGACTGACGAGGGTTGGAGTGCTTCGTTTGTCGAGGCTGCACTGAAGACTGCGGGTAAGAGCTTGGCGATCAACGATGTCAGCCGTGCGTTGAGTGCGCTGACAGACTCGACCATTGAGCGGCGTGACAACCTTGTTGAAGTGGTGTGGGCTTACACTCGCCAGTTGGATGAGAACGGAGTGCCCGGTATCTTCTTCACCATCTTCTGTCCGGGTGCAGAGGGTGAAGCGTTTGCGAAGCACGAGATGCTGGACTACGCGCACAACCAGTACCCGTTTGTGCTGTTCAGGCGCGAGCAGTTAGCGCGTCGAGTGACCGAGAGCCGTGGTGTTTCTGAGGTTGCCCGTACTTGGCAGGACGAGATCAAGGCACAGCGCGACTCGGTGTTTGATGCGACGAGCTTTGAGACATTACCGCCCTTGCAGGTTAGTAAGCGGCTTGGATTAGCGAACAAAATAGGCCCAGCGGTGCAGTTACCTGTGTCGAAAGCTGGGGATTACCAGTTCTTGCAGCCTCCCTCGCGGCCACCGGCAACAGCGTTCAGCGTGATAGACGCCGTGCGCTTGCAGGCTGACGAGTATTTCGGACGCCCCAATGGTGGTATCCCGCCGATGGTGACGCAGTTGAAGCAGCAACGCATGGTCAATCAGTGGCTGCGCAGTTGGACAGAGGTATATCGCCAGATGTTCCGTTTGTGCATCCAGTATTACACGATGGACGAACTGGCGCGTATCACCAATGCCAACGCAGCGCAGGCAATTAGCCATGACGCCCAGCAGTTTGACTTTGTGATGAAGTTCAACGTGGCGGAACTGGACAGTGACTTGGTGAAATCCAAGCTGGACGCAATCAGCACGATTGCAACCACGCTGGATGCGGCGGGTCGCATCGACAAAGTGAAGCTGGTGGACAAAGCACTGAGGGCTGTGGCTCCTGAAGCGGCTGATGAGTTGCTTGTAGACGAGGCAGCGGCCAGCCAGCAGATGTATGACGGCGTTAAGCAGGACATAGCCAATATGTTGCTAGGCTTCGAGGCCAGCTACACGGATGCGAGCAATGATCCGGCTGCTGGCAGCAAGTTGCAGATGGCGCAGGAGTTGGCGCAGAGCAATCCTAGGGTAATGCAGGAAATGCAGAGCAATGAAGTCTTCAAGGACTTGATGGATCGCTACCTGCAAAACCTGAACATGGGAGTGATGCAACAGCAGAACAAACAGATTGGGCGCACAGGAACTAAGACCGTAGCGATGGGGTAACATGGACGAAGTAAACTGGAACGCATTACAGTGGGAGGGGAGCAACGAACTGTGGGAGGAGGTGCTGAAACACTTGGCAAACTTCCAGGCCGCAGAAACTGACGTTGCCCTCTCCCCTGACCTTTCAAGCGAGCAAAGGCACTACCTCTCAGGTAAAGCAGTAGCCTTGGCGGAGTTCAAAGACCACCTAAAACACCTAAGAGAGATGGCAATACAGAACAAAAAGTAATGCCCTAGATGTCATTTGGTGTCGCTTGAGTACCCTTGGTTAATTCCAAGGGTTTTTTGTTGTTGGTTAATGTCATCTAATGAGCATTGGCAAATTGTTTCTGCGTATCTGTTTGCCCCAAATAATCTAAACGCTGGAATAAACTGGAGTTACTTGCTGCTCCCTAAAAACGCATGGCTGATACAACGACTGAAGGGACAACGGACAACCCTACCAAAACCGTGGAACCGCAGAATGACCTAGACCAGAGCGGCTTGGCAGATTTGCTCAAGTCCACGCTGGATCGAGAGGAGCAGCCGGAACCTCAACCGACTGTTGCGGAAGAACAAAGTGAGGAAAGTGAATCGTCTGAGGACGCTGCCGTGGGTGCGGCAGAAGAGACAGACACCGATCTTTCCCAGACTGAAACGCCCGAAGCGGAGGCTGAACAAGCTGCCGAGGAGGGAGATGGAGACGAGGACGGGCTTACTGCCGATGTCCAAGCGTCTGTTGACAAGCGCATAGGCAAAGAGGTTCGCAAGCGCAAAGAGGCTTTGGAGGCTAAAGAGGCCGCTGAAGCTGAAGCGGCTGAACTCAAGCGAAAGCTGGAGGAGGCTGAGATGCGAGCCAAGGAAGCCGGAGAAGCTGCTGCGGATTTTGTTCCGCCCGCTACTGAGGCTAACCCCTTTGCCAATCTGAACAGTCTTGATGACGTTCAGAAAGAGATGCTGCGAGCCGAGCAGACAATGGAATGGGCTGAAGATAACCCTGACGGTGCATTATTGCAGACTGAAGAAGGCGAACGCGAGTTCACCGCTGAAGACGTTAGGGAGATCAAGAAGAAAGCCAGTCGCGCATTGCGGAGGCAACTGCCGGAACAGCAGGCATACCTTCAAGCGCGGGACACTCTGGAGCCAAAGGCACTGGAGTCTTATCCGTGGTGGAAGGACAAAGCCAGTAGCGAGTTCCAATCTGCGATGCAGCTACTGCGCCAGATGCCTGAACTGGCTAGGTTTCCAGACTACAAGTTTGTAGTGGGAGACTATCTGGCGGGTAGGGGACTGCGGGAGAATCCTCCTGCGAAACAGGCTGCTGCGAAGGTTGCTAAGAAAGCACCTTCCCAACCAACTGCCCCTACCGCAGAGCCTGCTCCAGTAGACCCAGCGGCTGCTCGTTCAGCTTCTGCTAAAAAAGCGTTTCAGGAAACAGGGGGAGTCGATGAGTTAGCAAACTTATTAAAAACAGGAGAGCTATAAAATGGCTTCATTACTAGAAAAAGACCAAATCGGTAAGCGCGAAGACCTTGCCGATTTAATTGCGCTCGTTGATGCCCACGATTGTCCGTTGGTATCGGGAGCGAAGAAGGGGGCAAAGCCCGGAAACACATTGATGCAATGGCAAGCTGACAGCTACGCCAGCGCAGTCAGCACTGGAACTGTGGATGGAACTGATGTTGGTAGTTCTGACTATCAGAACCCCGGTGAGAACCGTGCGATCTTGAGCAACTATGTTCAAATCCATCGCCGTTCGATCCGCGTGTCTCCGTTGTCTGTTGAAATCAGCAACGTGGCTGGACTCAAGGATGAGTTGGCAAACGGTATCGCTAAGAAACTCGTTGAGTTGAAGCGCGATATGGAAACCACTTACCTTTCCGCCAATGACGCGCAAGCTGATGACGGTTCCAACGCTTACCTGACCAAAGCCCTTGGCACTTGGATCAGCACCAGCGGTGGCTCCGTGTTGCAGGTTCCCTCCGGGTTCCGCACACCATCGGCCAGCATCGAAACGACTGCTACAACCAGCGACATCACGGACACTACTGTTCAAGACGTTCTGGCAAGCATCTACTCGCAAACCGGAAGCATCAAAAACTTCACGATGCCTCTGGGCCGTACCCTGAAGCGTGCCTTCACCGACCGCCTCACTGGTACTCGCCAAGTGACTGATACCAGCAACAACATTGCTGCCACTCAGGTTCGCACCTTCTCGCCGCAATCCGGCAAGAAAGTGTCGATTGCCGTGGACATCTTCGAGGGCGACTTCGGCACGGTGTCTTTGGTTCCTGACAACTTCATGCCTGCTCAAACTGACGGGTATGTGTTGGACATGGACGGCTTGGAAATTCGCTACGGCAAACTGCCGGAAGTGAAGGAACTGCCTGACAGTGGTGGTGGCCCGATCCGCATGATCGAGGCTGTGGCGGCTCTGGTCGTTTACAATCCGCTTGCTCACGGTAAGTTCGACCTTGCCAGCTAATTCCTTGAGGGGATGTTAGAAAACGCAATCAACTCGCTGCCGGGGGATTTAAGGGATGCAGTAGCATCTCGACTCCGGCAGCGAGTCTTGTCGCAATGCGACACGGCTTATAGCGACTCGAAAGCTATTGGAGCCGAAAACAACTCCCGTGAGTTCCGCCATGTAAGTGGGATGGGAGAGATGAAAGCATCCATTCCAGCAACAGCCTATCACTACTGGGGCCAGCGTGAGGGCTACGAAATCTGGAAGGACAAGAAATTTCTTAAAAAGTATCAAGAGGACAACCCTAACGTAAAAGTTAACAGCAAGTCCGGCAAGATACAGGTGGGCTATCGCGGGGATGGTTTTATCCCTGTGGGCTATGGCCGCAAGGTTAAGGTCTATAAATGAGGAAACTTACCTTTAGCAACGTCCTGCATGGGGTCGCCCAGCTTGCGGGACTGGATCGTGATAATCTTTCCACCAGCGAATTTAAGCGCATTCGTGATTTATCGGATGCGCGTTTAGCATTGGCGTGGGAGTCGGGTGAGTGGCCGGACACACTGCTAGTGGAGAAGCGGAAGTTCCGCCCACTATGGAGCAGTGCAACCACATACGCACAGAACGCGGAGGTCTACTATGCGCCAGAGGACAAGTATTACCAGAGCCTTACCAGTTCCAACACCGGAAACCTACCAACAGACAAGGCCAAGTGGGCAGACTCTGGTGAGTCTCCAAGTGGAGACACTTGGGAGTCCAGCAAAGCCTATGCACTTGGAGATACAGTTAAATACAGCACAGATGGAGAACATTACTGGTGCATCTCTGCTCATACATCAAGTTCTTCTGTCACACCGGAAAGCAGTTCTTATTGGACGAAACTGATCGCGTTTGACCGATACATTGCATACGAGCAAACAGGAGAAACTAAGATCGGAGAGTTCCTTGCACTATTCAGCAAAGACCCACGCAACCTGTCGGCCAACAAAGAGTACAGCTACGAACTGACAGGGCTTGGAGCGCACGTTGTAAGTGATGTGACTCAGGTGTGGGTTAAGGGCCGTAAATACCGTCCAACACTTTCAGGAGACACTTACTCCAGTTCATCAACATATAGCGCAAGCAGTCAGGTTTACTATAACGGAAACTTTTACGAGTCCAACGCGAGCGTAGCGGTAAACGAATCCCCGGAAACGGCGGCATCAAAATGGGACATTGTTGAAATTCCTTACATCTTTCAGGGCTACTTGATCCGAGGAGTGTACGCGGATTATCTCCGCGCCACAGGCAATAACGAATTGGCTTCACCAGCAGACGCTGACGCTGAAGCCATGTTGACTATTGAGGCTGACAAGCTGCTGCGACAGCAGGGGCAGGTTAAGCGATTAAACGTATTTAGTTATTAGAGGGGCATCCAATGGCGAACAAGAAAATCTCAGAGTTAACACCACTTAGCGCAAC